GGTGCGGGACTTCGGTTCGAGGCGGCCAGTGACGCGCTGGGCGTTCAGGGCGCCGAACTGGTCGACGGGCGACGCCTGCTTGCCCTGATGGTTGCCGGTGCGGACGGCCATCGCGAGGCGGCTGCCCTGCTGCTGGGACAGCAGCTCGATGTTCGTGGAGTACTGGATGACGTACTGGTTGACGAGCTGGATGCTCATGGGACACTCCGGGGAATGGTCGGGTAGACGATTCGCTGGCTTGTCCGGATCAACCGGGGCCGAGCATGCCGCCGATACGCCGCGGCACGCGCCGGTCTGTTCCCGGCGTCAGCGGGGGCCGTGGCCTTGTCCGCTGCTGGCTTGCTTGAGGAGGGGCCCGGGGCTTGTGAGGCCCCGAGGCCCATTTACACGGGGTTTCCCCCGCTCACGGGGTGCGTGATACCACTTCCGCGGTGGGCGTGCAATCCGTCAGCCGCCGGAAGCGATCTTCGCCAGGCGCTCGGCTTCCTGCCGCGCCGCAACGTCGCCGTTCATGTACTTCGCGGCCCAGTCCTTGTCCGCCTGCAGCGCCTTCAGCCGCGCCCGCGCACCGTCCGGCGTGAGCCCGAAGCCCGGCGACGAGCCGCCGTCGGCATCGAACCGGCCAGGCTCGCCCAGCTTCGCGCCGATGCGCTGGAACAGTTCCAGCGTCTTGCCCGAGCCGAGCGCGCGCGACACCGCGGTGAAGTCCTCCTCCGACAGGCCGAACTCGCGGCCGGCGCGGCGCCCGAGCTCGACGTGCGCATCGTACTGCGCGCCCCACTTCGTGCGCAGGCTGGTGAGGTCCGCGGCATCGGCCTGCTGCTGGTCGCGCTCGGCGGCCGCCAGCTCGTCGGCGATGAAGGCGTTCCACTCGGCGTTGAGCCCGGCGGCCGCGGCCTTCGTGATCCCGAGCTTGTGCATCGCGGTCGCCATGCGATCGGCAAAGCCGCGGTCCTGCCCATCGGGCACCTGCAGTGCGTAGCCGTCCGGCTTCTCGGGCCGGCCGAGGCGGTTCCATATCGCGTCCCACTCCGGCGCGTCCGGCTTCTCGGGCAGCGACAGCAGCCGGTCGGCGGGCACGCCGCGCAGCTTCTCGAGGTTGCGATACGAATCGGCCAGCGCCTCGGGGTTCTGGAAACCCTTCGTCTCGACGTAGCCGCGCAGATCCGCGTTCTGGAACCCGGCGTACCAGGTCGACGGCGGGGCAGCGGGTGCGCCCGGCGTGCCCGGGATTCCGCTTGGGGCCGGAGGGGCCGGCGGTTGGATGGGTTCACTCATCGCGGATCGACTCCATGGTTTCGAGCATCGCGCTCGGGGATTGTTTCAGTCGCGTCAGCACGCGGCGGAGGATGTCCCCGCGGCCGATGCGCTGGTGCGTTGCGGGGATGTCAGTCTGCTGCGTCAGCGGCGAGACGACGGTCGGGTTGTCGATCGCCGCGTACTTCGCCAGGTCGGCGAGCACGATGCGCGCCTCGGGCTTCATCGTGCCGTCCTCGTTGAGGAACAGCCGCTTGTACGCGACGTTCGTGCGGAACAGGCGTTCGACCGCGCTCACTGCAGCGTGCCCGTCAGCCCGAGCAGGCCGCCCGGCATGCCGCGGGCAATCTGCTGCGCCTGCGCGATGTCCTTGGCCGCGCTGGCCGCCTGCGGCGCGGCCTGGAGCAGGGACGCCGCCTGCTGCTGCTGGTCGCGCTGGTCGCGCGACTGCTGCACCTGGTCGTCATCGCGAAGCACGCGCGACGGCACGCCCTCCGTCTCGATGATGATCTTCGCGGCCTCCTCGATGTCGATGAGGTCGAGCACGGAGTTGTCGATTTGATACAGCGGGCCGAGCGTCTGGAACGCGCGCATGATCGCCGCGGACTGGGACGCGCGCTGCAGCAGGTTCAGCGGCGAGGTGTGCTCGATGCCGACCGGCATGCGCCCCTGCATCATGCCGGCTTCGATCATTTCGCGCGGCATCTTCGGGAGCTGGCCGGCGTGCGCCATGATGTCCAGCTCGCGTTCGATCATCGTCTCGATCAGGTCGGATTGGATGCGGCCCATCGTGGGTCCGAGGAGCTGCCCCTTTTCCTGCGCGCGCTGCGCGGCCTCGAACGCCGTCATGTTGCCCGGCTTGTCGACGAGCACCTGGAACAGGTCGATGTGGAACACGCTGTTGATCACGCGCCGCGACTCGGCGACCTGATCCATGCCGATGTCCACGCGCGCGGCCGACATGAGCGGCTTCACGAGCTGGTTGCCGCTGGCGTCGAGGCCGCCGAAGTTGATGGCGCCCGCCCGGTTGTCGAAGGCGTGCATGAGCGAATCCTCGTAGGCCAGCAGCGGCGGCTCCACGGTCTTCTGCGCGGCGCGGATGATCGTTTTCCGCATGTCGTTGAGCATCTTGACCTCCGGCAGCGCGAGCATGCCGGGGCCGCGGCCGTAGGTTTCGCGGGCGGACGTGGTGTACCGGCCGATGCAGTAGGGCATGGTCCGATAGCCGCCTTCCTGCAGCACGGCGCGTTCGCCCGGGAGCACGTAGTACGATTCCAGCATCTTGCCGCGCATGTCGCCGCGGCCGGGGTTGTACTGCGCGTTCGGGCGGACGCAGTGGATGATCGGCACGCGGCTGTCGCCCTTGCCCTTTTCCAGCAGGTCGCGCAGCTTCGGCGGCAGCACGTCGAGGCCGAAGCGCTCGGCCAGGTGCCGGATCCGCGGGTTCTGCACGCGGTGCACGGTGTCGACGCGGCCGGCGGCATCGTCGGAGACGTAGACCTCCGACAGGTGCACGGCGCGGTACAGCAGCGACCGGCCGATGACGTCGTCGACGAACAGGCAGCCGGTGCCGTACAGGCCGATGTCGTAGTAGGTCGTATGGGATTGCCCGCTGAAGTTGGCGGCCGGCGCGTAGCGCGCGGCGAACAGGTTGTCGCGCGCGGCGTCCATCCAGTCGCGAACGGACTTGAAGCGCTTCAGCCCGTCATCCGACGCCTTCAGGCCGTGCCACAGCTCCGTCCGCGGGGAAATCATCGCGGTGACGGCGGCCGCGAAGCGCTCGGCGGCGAGCGGGCCCGTCATGTCGAAGATCCGCGCGGTGCTTTTCTGGCCCTGCGTCGTGTTCGCGTTGTTGAAATACTGGCCTTGATAGCTGAAGTACTGTTCGATTTCACGCCAGTGCGAATCGAACACGGCGCGATCCGACTCCATGTCCGCATGCTTGCGCAGCACGTCGTCCGCGCGCGAGTCGTTCACGTCGGCCATGGTGATCAGCTCCCGGTGAGCTGCTTCATCGCGCCCGGCGCGGTGCCGGGGTTCGCGCCGCGGCGGCCGGCGAACACCAGGCCGATGCGGCCCTTGCGCCGGCGCAGGCGGTCGGCCTGATCGGCGTTCATGGCGGCCTCGTCGATGGTCGGCGGGGGCGGCGGCGCCGGGGGCGGCGGGGTCGGCTTCGGCGGCTTCGGCGTGTGCATGGCGGTCAGTCCGGGCGGGTGTGTGGCTGGCGATGCGGCCGAGGAAAGCACTTCCGTGTGCGCCGCGCAATCCAGGTCAGGTCGCCCAGTCCTCGCGGATGACCGGGATGCGGGCCGCGCGGTTGGCCGATTCCGGGCGGCGCAGCAGCTTGCGGCCCTCGCCGGCGCCGACCAGCGCATAGCCGGCGGCCTCGCAGACGTGCGAAAACATGTTCTTGTCCGGCTTCTCGGCGTACTTTTCCCCGGACACGGCGATGCGTCGGTAGCAGTAGCCGCCCATCATGCCCTTGCGCAGCATCCTGCACTTCGGGTCGATGATCAGGCCGGGCACGCCGTCGATGAGCCGGCCCAGCGGCTCGGCGACCGCCTCGCGGCGCACGGTGAAGTCGTTTGTGTCCGCGGGCCGCGCGATGATGTTCTCGGCCGCCAGCAGCAGGAACGGCGTCTGTTCGTCGTCGGCCTGCGACCGCTGATCGCCAGCAGGATCGCCGGTGGCGCGGTAGTCGCGGATGCCGTACTCGGCGAGCTTCTGCGACAGCAGCCGGCCGAACTTCTTGGCGCCCATGTCGAGCGCGACGACCTCATCGAACGCGCCGTATCCGCCCATGGGGAACTGGTGCAGCAGCACCGCGGCCGGCGTCAAGCCGAAGTCGAGGCCGACCAGCACCGGCAGCTTCGGGTTGTAGGGCACCGGGCGGCAGTGCATGTCGTCGCGGTACTCGGGGAAGATCGGCTTGCCGTCGGCGACGAAGCCGTAGCGGCCACGCACGTAGACGTCGATCCATTCCTTCGTCTTGCCCGCGCTGGTGCGCGCGTAGTAGCCCAGGCGGCCGCCGGCTTGTCCGGCCAGGCCGATCGAGTTCTCGGCTTCGTCGGACAGCCCATCGGGCTGCGCGAAGAACTCGAACAGCGGCACACCGTCGGGCAGCGCCGGCGGCTCGCCGTTCGCCCCCGGCAGGCGCAGGATCGCCTCGGCCTCGGCCAGCGACCGCAGCATTTCGGCGCCGGCGGGCGTGGAGTCGTCGCGCTCGGCCATGACGTACCACCAATGGTCCGTGTCCGGCGGGTTGGTGTCGAGGATCAGTTGCGGGTTCGGGCATCCGCCCTTGTCGGCGCGCGGGTAGCGGCCGATGCGTCCGGTCAACCCGTCGATGATCGCCTTCGGGACCTCGCGCGCTTCGTTCACCCAGGCCGCGGTAAGCTCCATCGACAGCAGCTTGCGCACGTCGTCGGGCCGGTCCAGCGCCACGAACATGATTTCGATGGACAGGCCGTCGCCCTCGACCCACTGCGTCGGCGGACCCTCGGGCTGCCACTTGCCGACCGTCTCGGGGATCCAGTCGTGGAACGACTTGATCGTGGTCGTTTTCAGCTCGGGGTACGTGTTGCGGATGATCGCGAACCGACTGTAGCGGATGCCGTCCGGCGCCTTCGGCTGCGCCTGCGCGATGCGCATGAGCTTCATGATCGCGGTAATCGACTTCCCACTGCCGAACGGGCCGCGGATGCCGCACACGAAGGCGCGCGACTTCAGGAACGCCAGCGCGACCGGGCCCGGGGGCTGCCACACGACCGGCGCGGCCATCGTCAATGCTCCCGCTCGGCGTAGCCGTAGACGATCGGATCGCCGCCGGTGTTGCCCTCGGCGAGCGCTGCGCCGCCGATCACGCGCGGCAGCATGCCGTCGAACTCGGCGAACGCATGGTTGAAGAACTGCCGCATGTCGGCGGCCACGCTCGGGGACACCACGATCGACGCGATCGGGCGGCCGCGCGCCGTGGCCTCGGCGACGTCGTCGCGCAGCTTGCGTGCGTAGTCGCGGCCGCGATTGATCGCGGCCACGTTCTCGCGGATGACGTGCTCCGGGAGCAGCAGCATGGTCAGGGCAAGACTTCGCGCACGCTGACGTCGTCGAGCGTGCCGCTGAAGCCGTAGACCGGGCGGATCAGCAGCGCCGACACGCCCGGCGGCGCGGCCAGGTCGCAGGTGAACGTGCCGTCGCCCGACTGGATCGGACACGACGCATAGCCCGTGCTGCCGCGCAGGCGGAACCAGTGGCGCGGATCCGTCGACGCATAGGTGCCGCCGATCGTGTAGCTGACGCGGTACGTGGTGCCCGCGGTCAGCGCGGCGGTCGGCTGTTCGATCGCGGCGGTGTATCCCTCGTTGTGGAACGCGAGCGCGCCCGGCGCCGGCAGGATCTGCCACGAGTAGCCGAGGGTCCAGCCGTCGGCGGTGTCGAACGTGCCGTTGTCGACGAGCTGCGGGCCCAGGCTTTCGGCGGTGGCGGACGCCGGCGCGATGCACGCCGTGCAGGCGAACAGCAGGCCGATCGAGAGGAGGAGCGAACGCATGGTGGACTTCATCGGGGTGTCTCCGGTTGTGGTGGCGCGATGAGGAACGGCTGCGCGTGCGCCAGTTCGCGGCCGCTGGGATCGTACACGGTCAGTCGGTTGGCCGCCGAGTCGAAGGCGATGCGGGAGACGGCCGGCACCGGCTGGAGCAGCGTGATCGTGCCGTCGGCGCGCAGCCGGTCGACGGCGACATCGATCGCCAGCCCCAGCACGCCGGGCGACACCATGTCGCAGTCCTCGCCGCGGCGCCATTCATTGTGGGCCTGCAGCACGTCCGCGGCTTCGGCAGGCGCCATGGTCTTGTCGATCATGTGATCGGCACCGGTTGCGACGGCGCGGGGCCGCCTTGTGCGTGAGGGATCTTGCGGCCAATGCGGAGCTGCGACGTGCGGCCGGG